CTATTTACTATAGGCTTTGATTGGGTAATGATCTGAAAAATCATTGTAAACGTAGTAATATGGGAACGCATATACATCCCATGGCTTAGGTTTTTCAGTCACAACTTCATTGACTAATTGTTTTGGTTGTTTATGATCTTTATCTGTAAATATATAGTCTAAATGTTCTGGTTTACCATTAGGGTAATTATATTTCGCAATTGAATTTGATTGAGGGTCCCATGTGCTATTATGACCTGCATATAGAACATCATTTACATTCAAGTTTTTAAGCATATCTTTGAACTCTGGAGTGCCTTTATTGACATTAAGGTCGCCACCTATATATACCGTTTCATCTTTAGGGATATTTTTCTTTTTAACAAAGTCACTGATTTCTTTCATTTGTTCAGCTCTAATTTTTCGATCATGTCCAGCACCACAACGTGAATCTTCAGATTGTGTATGTGTACCGATAACGTGAACGTTCTTACCATTTTTCTCTATTTTTGTATAAACAAAGCCTTTGTTGCTATCATTATCGAATCCACAACCGCTTTTGAAAACATGCTGGATTTTTTCTTTAATAGGATATTTACTTACAATCGCTACGCCACCATCTTCTGCAACAGTTGATGAGTAGCTACCTTCAGTTTTGTCCCACCCTGATTGAGAACGGCCGAGTACAGGTGTTTGATAAGGATATTCTTTTTTCACATTACTTAATAATTTGTCTGATGCACCATTATCAAATGCTTCATTGAATATTACGACATCATTATTTTTAATATAAGAAGATTGTCCGATTAAATCAGCGCGTTTATATTGCCCCCAGTTTGGATACATAGAAACCTTGTAACAACAGTATTTATTGGGTTTGGAGTCCCTAATGGGTCCCTAAATTACATACTTTCTAAAATTTTAGTTGTTTTTTTGTCCTCTTCATTAAATTTTTCTTCTAACAAATGAGAATACACGGATGTAGTTATTGCTATATTTTTATGACCTAATCTTTTAGAAATGTAATGTATAGATACACCTTTTGCTAGTAAATAAGAACAATGAGTGTGTCTTAATGCGTGCGATGTAATAATTGGTATATTATTGACTCTACAGGCTGATTTCAAAGCATTATTGATAGCCTGAAGGTTAATTATAGATCCGGCTTCTTTGAAAATGTAACCATCATAGCTAATTGCAAATGTACTTATGACGTCCATAATGTGTTTCATATCAGATTTAGCGATACTGATATATCTAGGGGAAGTATCGGTTTTTCGCTCGTCAATAAATATAGTGTTTTTCACTTGGTTGATATGCTCAATCTTTATATTTCTTGCACCACTGACACGACAACCCGTACAAATCATTATGAATAGCGCTAATGATGAACGAGTTCTCTTCTTTCTGACGTGATCTTTTAGTATTTCATATTCAGTTACCGAGATGAATTTTTCTTGTTCTGACTTCGTAGGTTTTCCGGCTTTATAATTAACTTTATAAGCGGGGTTTTTAAAAATAAGTCCATCATATAATGCGTCATCTAAAGCTGACCGAATAGCACCGTTTGTTTTTCTTATAGTTTCTTTTGCGTGTTCTTTTGAATAGTCGTTTATGAATTTCTGATAAACTTGTCTATTTATCTTTGATAACTCCATTTTACCTATTTTATGTTTTTGTATATGTTGTAATGCATTTCTATAATGACGGTAGGTATTTTCTTTAACAACAGGTTGTTTATATGTTTTAATCCAATTTTCGAAGTATTCTGCAAGAGTTATATAGTTATCTATATTAAAACCACTTCTTAACTCATTTAACTTGTCTAGTCCAGCAGAATTAGCTTCACGCTTTGTTCTAAAACCTTTCTTACGGTATCTTTTTCCTTCATGCTTAAATTCATATTGCCATTTTTTACCATCGTAACAACGTGTTTTCATGCGTTCCCTCCTCAAAATTGGCAAAAAATAATAAGGGTAGGCGGGCTACCCAAAATTTAGTACTAGGTACTAAATATGTTATAATAAAATAAAAAGTAGGTGATAAGATGACTCAATTTCTAGGGGCGCTTCTTCTTACAGGAGTTTTAGGTTACATACCATATAAATATCTAACAATGATAGGTTTAGTTAGTGAAAAAAACAAGATTATCAATACTCCTGTATTATTGATTTTTTCTATTGAAACATGTTTGATATGGTTTTATACTTTTATAATTTTTAATAATGTTGATTTAAAAAATTTGAGTTTACTTCAGTTGCTTACAGGTCTAAAAGCAAATATTTGGTTTCTAATTATTTTTGTTTTAACAGTGCTTGTATTTAATCCTTTAATTGTTAAATTCATTATCTGGTTAATTAATGAAACAAGAAAGTTTATGAATTTGGATTGTATAAGCTTATTAGACAAAAGAGACAAGTTGTTTAATAACAACGGTAAACCAGTATTTATAGTTATTAAAGACTTTGAAAACAGAATCATTGAAGAGGGTGAACTTAAAACCTATAATTCAGCTGGTAGCGATTTCGATTTACTAGAGGTTGAGCGACAAGATTTCAAAGTATCTGATTTACCGTCAAACGATGAATTGTATATTAAACATACACTTGTAGACCTTAAACAACAAATTAAATTGGATTTATATTTAATGAATGAATATTAATCTTTTTTCTTAGCTTTTTCTGATAAAGTGCTTTTTAAGTTTTCGCTGGCACCCGGCTTTTCAAAACTTTTGTTTATTGGGTTACTACGAGTAGCTTCTTGTTTTTTGTTTTTATCCGCCATAAAATTCTCACCACCATTCAACGTCTACACTTGTAGGCGTTTTTTGTTTAGTAGAATCATAATGAATCTTCTTTGGTTAACTTATCGCCATCTAATTTTTGTGAAATAAATTCCAAGTATTTACGCGCATTATGTGACGATAAATCTTTAGGTAACTCATAAGTGAATGGTTGATTACCACTAGTTAAAACTTCATATACTATAGTTTCTTTTTTTATTTTGCAATTAGTTATTTTCATTATAAACTTCCTTTCAAACACTGCTGAAATAGACGTCTTTTTCAAATAAGCATGATTAATACTTCAATTCTTTAATCCACATATATTTAAAAGTGAGGTAGTAGGTAATAAATATAAGACTTAAAGTTAAGATTGCTTTTTTCATGTCAATTTCTCCTTTGTTTATATTTATATTAAAGCGCTAAATATACGTTATTAATCACAATACAACTTTGCCCATTACTTTAATATCACTAAACGAAGCGACTTTGATATCATCATACTTCGGATTTAGAGATACCAAATTAATATAGTCTTCGCATATATCTACACGCTTGATAAGACTTACTCCATCTAATACAACGAGTGCAATTGTACCATCTTTAATAGAATCTTCTTTCTTAATAAAAGCGTATGTTCCTTGTTTTAACATAGGTTCCATTGAATCACCATTAACTAAAATACAAAAATCAGCATTTGATGGCGTTTCGTCTTCTTTAAAAAATACTTCTTCATGCAATATGTCATCATATAATTCTTCTCCTATGCCAGCACCAGTTGCACCACATGCAATATACGATACTAGTTTAGACTCTTTATATCCATCTATAGAAGTGACTTTATTCTGTTCTTCCAATTGTTCATTTGCATAGTTAAGTACGTTTTCTTGGCGGGGAGGTGTGAGTTGAGAAAATATGTTATTGATTTTTGACATTATCGTTTCATCTTGACGTTCTTCATCAGGAACTCGATAAGAATCTACATCATACCCCATAAGCCACGCTTCACCAACGTTCAGAGTTTTAGAAAGTAGGTAAATTCTATCTTGGTCGGGTGATTGTACGTCGTTAATATATTGAGATAAAGTGCTTTTACTTAAAGATATACCTAGTTTCTTTTGATAAGGTTTCGATTTATTAATGATATCTACTTGTTTTAAGTTTCTTATTTTCATAATGTGTTTAAGTCTATTTGAAACTTTTTCTCTCATTTAGTGCACCTCCGTTTGATAACTTCATAATAAAGCTTGTTGAACAAAAATTCAACAAAAAAGTTCATAAATCATGAATTTTTGTATTGACTTGATTCAAAACAAGGTGTAAAGTATAGTTAAGTTCATGATACGTGAACTTGAGAGGAGGTGCTTTTATGTGTTACGACTACTCACGTTTGAGCGGGAAAATAGTAGAAAAGTATGGCACTCAGTACAATTTTGCAATTGCTATGAAATTGTCAGAGAGAAGTTTATCCTTAAAACTCAACGGTAAAGTTGGTTGGAAAGACAGTGAAATATGGAAAGCTATACAACTACTAGATATACCGGTAGAGAAAATACACTTATATTTTTTTAAAGAAAAAGTTCATGTTATATGAACTTAAGGAGGGGCACAATGGAACAAATCACGTTAACCAAAGAAGAGTGTGTCGAACAATGCATCAATAAAGACTTAAAACTTTTAGATTATCGAGTTCAACAAATTTTAGAAGGTGTTCTATCAGAAAGTACCACATACGGTGATGCAAGAAATAAATTAGAAACATTGAAAATTATTGCTGAATCTCATTTTAAAACCGAACATGCTTCAGTTATTTACAAATTAGCATTGAAAAAGTTAGACGAAAAAATCAACGCCACTCCAATTAAAGAGTGACGGAAAGGGAGGATTTTAAATGTTTAAGGTTTTAAATGATATAAAAACTTCTTTAAAAAACCATCCTTGGGGTTGGAAAGAGCACTTACCTTATTTGCTGATGTTAACTCTGTCACTTGTGGCTCTGATTCTCGGTGTTCTGTCCGCGATTCTATGATAACAGGCTTTATATAGATTCCTTTGTTGGTAGTGACTTTGATAGTCACATCCCATTCCCATATCACTGGATATTCTTCGAGCAAAAAAGTACATTCTACACTTTCATAAGGTCCTAAAGTAAATGGAATGGAGTAGTTTTTATCTTTATATCGTATAGGTTTGAACGTTTTTTTGTTCATTTACTTTATTTTTAATATCAAATTCAACGTCAATAACAGAAATGGGAAACTTTGTGAAATTAATAAATGTTATATCGTTGTAACTTGATTTGTCATCGACCAAGTAATTAAAGCTTCTGGTAGGTATAACATCGATGTTAAGAGAATCTTTCATATAGTCTAAATAATATTTAAGTGCAGTCAGTAAGAAACTAAAAATTGCGATACAAATCGCGATTATGTCCATACTTATCACCTCCTTAGGTTGATAACAACATTATACACGAAAGGAGCATAAACAATATGCAAGCATTAAAAACAAAATCGAACATCGGCGAAATGTTCAACATACAAGAAAAAGAAAATGGAGAAATCGCAATAAGTGCAAGAGAGTTATATAAAGCTTTGGAAGTTAAAAAGCGTTTTAGCGCTTGGGCAGAAATTAACTTGAAGCATTTCAAAGAAAATAGGGATTTTACAAGTGTACTTACAAGTACGGTTGTTAATAACGGAGCTGTAAGACAACTAGAAGATTATGCTTTAACACTTGATGTAGCTAAACATGTTGCGATGATGTCAGGTACAGAAAAAGGTTTTGATTTTAGAGAGTATTTCATCCAAGTAGAGAAAGCATGGAACAGTCCAGAAATGATTATGCAACGTGCTTTAAAAATTGCTAACAACACAATCAATCAATTAGAAACAAAGATTGAACGTGATAAACCAAAAATTGTATTTGCAGATGCAGTAGCTACTACTAAGACATCAATTTTAGTTGGAGAGTTAGCAAAGATCATTAAACAAAACGGTATAAACATCGGGCAACGCAGATTGTTTGAGTGGTTACGTCAAAACGGATTCCTTATTAAACGCAAGGGTGTGGATTATAACATGCCTACACAGTATTCAATGGAACGTGAGTTATTCGAAATTAAAGAAACATCAATCACACATTCGGACGGTCACACATCAATTAGTAAGACGCCAAAAGTAACAGGCAAAGGACAACAATACTTTGTTAATAAGTTTTTAGGAGAAAAACAAACATCTTAATAGGAGGAACGAACAATGCAAGCTCAAAACAAAAAAGTCATTTATTACTACTATGACGAAGCCGGTAATAGACGACCCGTTAATATTCAATACAACGATGGCTACGACTTAATGATAGACCCGCGTTTTATTGAAATGACGCTTGAAAGACATCCGCATTTAAAAAATAACTTTTATGGATTAATAGATGGAAAAGAATTTAAGTTAGATTAAATTTTTGGAAATGCAAAGGAGGCATAACAAATGTTACAAAAATTTAGAATCGCGAAAGAAAAAAATAAATTAAAACTCAAATTACTAAAGCATGCTAGTTACTGTTTAGAAAGAAGTAACAACCCTGAATTGTTGCGAGCAGTTGCAGAGTTGTTAAAGAAGGTTAACTAAATTAGGCCTTATTATTACTTTTTAGAATGTGAACAATAGGTCGATAAAAAACTTAATAAACAAACTATAGCAACTATCAATGAATTTTGAATATGTAAATCGTTCTCGTTTATATAGTTTGTTACAAAGATTTGAATGTCAGCACCTGCTGCAATGCCATTAGACCATCTTATTAACTTTTTGAAAGGATGTGGAAAATCATTTTCGATACGTTTGACAAATTCATCGTGTCTCTTGTAGGTACTTTGCTCATTTATTGGATAGGTCGAATTGATGGCTTCAGCCAAAGTAGAGATAGCAGTAGGATTGATATAAAAATCTCTAATGGTCTGTTGTGCTTGAAGTACAATCTCATCATCAAACCTATAGAGTTCCTTAAAAGATTTTATCGTTTCTTCAGAAAATAAATTTCTTTGAAATGTTAGAGATGAAAAAGAATTACGCAAATTAAAATTCATTTCAATTAAGTTGTTTAGATGAAAGTCTACTTTGAAGTCAGAAAATAAATTTATGTTGTTTCTATTAATTATATCTAATTGGTACTTAGGTTTTAAAGATTGTTTAATTGCCATACTTTTAGAAATTTCAACATTACTAATTACGTTATTAATAGAAAAACGAACATTTTTTAAAGGATCAATATACACCAATATCACCTACTTTCACTAGGAGATAACAACATTATACACGAAAGGAAAGATAGAAATGCCACATATTTTAAACGTAACAGTTCCAATACCTGAAACACATGTACTTATCACAAAAGATGAATATGATGAGCTAATTGGTTATTCATTAGACCCTGTATGGAACATGAGTGACTTAAAGAAGAAATTAAAAATTGCATCTGATGAGACTATCAAGGACAGATTACTATTTCATCCTAGATTTGAAAAAGAACTAAGAGCGCAAGGAATTGTGCATTACCCAGATGAGAATTTTAATCGCTGGAGATTTAACGCAAGAAAGATGAATAAATTCGTCGATGAGCATTTCAATGAAATATATAAGGAGAGAATAAAATGAGCAACATTTATAAAAGCTACCTAGTAGCAGTACTGTGCTTTACAGTCTTAGCAATTGTACTTATGCCGTTTCTATACTTCACTACTGCATGGTCGATTGCGGGATTCGCAAGTATCGCAACATTCATATTTTATAAGGAATACTTTTATGAAGAATAAAAAAACTGTTACTCACGGCAATGAGTAACAGTCTAAACAATTAGAAAATTAATGCATATTCAATATAAAACGAAATAAAGGAAGTGTCAACAATGTACTACAAAATTGGCGATGTATGTCAAAAAGTAATTAATGTAGACGGATTCGATTTTAAATTAGCAGTTAAGAAACAAGATTACAGCATTCTAGTGAATGTCTTAGATTTAGAAGATAGATTTATCGACAGTATAAATATAACAGATGAGAATGATCTATACACAGCATTAGACATATTAAATCAATCTATTTATGAATGGATTGAAGAGAACACAGACGAAAGAGACAGGCTAATTAACTTAGTCATGAGATGGTAGGTATAAGCATGAGAGATACAGAAAGAAATATATTGAATATTTTTAAGACGTTATTCGACGAATATACTTTGTCAAACCAACGAGCATTATTGGAAATTGAACGTAATCATCACGGATACTTATCGATTAATTTCTTACACTATCACGACAGTTACAAAACAAACAATAAGCTTGTGCAGATACATGAAATCAATCCAGACAGCCATGAACGAATAAAAAATTTAATTATCGAGGTGCTAAGAGGTCATCGGAAGATTAAAAAAGGAGCATGAGGAAAGATATGAAAATAAATAAGTTAACTATATCGAACTTTGCTGGAATCAAAGAAGAAAAATTTAACTTTGACGGTAAAGATGCAAAAATATACGGCAATAATGCGACTGGCAAGACTACAACAGCAACCGCATTACAATGGCTGCTTTTCGATAAAGGTTTGGACGGATCAACCAAATCATTTAACCCTGTACCTTTAAACGAAAAAAACGAAGAAAATTATGAGTTAATTCCGACTGTTTTCGCAGAATTTGAAATCGACGGAAAAATTACGACTTTTAAAAAAGAGTCACATCCTAAATACACAATAAATCAAAAAACGAATCGCAAGGAATACTCACGAAGTCGAACGAAGAAACAATATATCAATGATGAATCAATAAAAGTAAAGGATTATAAAGCTCGTATTGATGAACTGATTGATGAAGATGTATTCAAGTTAATTACGAACCCTCAAGCATTTAACTTACTAGATTGGAAGAAGCGAAGAAGTTTGTTGTTTGAAATTGCTAAACCAATCAATGATGAGGATGTCATTAAAACAAATGATGATTTTAAAGAATTAAATAATATTCTTGGAGATCATGAAATTGAAACAAAGAAAAAGATTCTTACGGACAAGATAAAACAGATTAACAAAGATATCAAAGATATTCCGATACGTATTAACCAAACACAACAAAATAAGCAGGATGTACCGGAATTCGATAATGATAGATACGCAATTATCAAACAAGAAATTGAGCAACTTGAAAATGAGCGTATAGATATTCAAAACGGTAAGGAAGAAATTAATTTGCGTAATCAATTAGCTGATAAACAATCAGAATTGAAACGCATAGAAGACAATAACAGCGCAAGTAATGAGAACAAAATCCATGCTTTAACAAATGAATTACACGTTGAAAATGGAACGGTAGCAAACCTTAAAACGAGATTAAAGCAAAACAAACAACAAATCACGCATGAAGAAAATAGACGTAATCAATTATTAGAAAATCATAAAGGATTAAAAAGTGATTTAGAAAAAGCTAAAAATCAAAAATTTGAATATCTTGATGATAATGTATGTAGTTGTTGTGGTCAACAGTTACCAGCTGAACAAGTGAATGAGGCAAGAGAAAAAGCATTGCAGAAATTCAATGCTAGCAAATCGAAAGAATTAGAAACAATACAAACATCTATCAATCACATTATTTCAGAAGGCAAGAAAATAAAGCCAATCATCGAGAAGTTAGAGGATGACAATAATAATCTTCAAATTAAAATCAACGAAGCAGAAGAGCGTTCAGCAAGAATACAAAACAAAATTAATAAGTTGAAAACAACTCACGTTGACGTTACGCAAACTGACGAATACAAAGCAGTAATGTTAGAGATAAATGAGATTAATCAAAAACGCTCTAACATCAGGAAAACTATTCAAGATAAAGTTTCAGGAATAGATGACAAAATAAGCGAACTTACTCAAGAAAAATCAGAAATTGAAGTGTCAAGATCAATCGAAAAATCAAATAAACATCTAGATGATGTTATTTCTGAATTAAGAAATGAAGAAGACAGATTATTGGATGAAAAAGAAAAGTATTCACATGACCTTTATATCTTAAAAGAATTTACAACAACAAAAGTCAAAATGCTTACTGAAAATATCAATAACGAATTTGATATTGCTGAATTTAAGTTATTCAATACCTTAGTTAACGGCGAATTAGAAGAAACATGTTCCACAACGGTTAACGGCGTCGAATACGACAGCGGTTTAAATAACGCCTCAAGAATTAATGTTGGCTTAGATATCATTAATACACTGTCAAAACATTTTAAAGTTACAGCGCCAATATTTATTGATAATGCTGAATCAGTAACAGAGCTTATCAAAACAGAATCACAACAAATTCAATTGATAGTAAATGAACAAGATAAAAAATTAAGAATGGAGACTATATAAAATGACTGAAAATAATAAATTACAAACTATTGAACAACAATTAGTACAAGAAAAGAACGTATCTGACAACGTATTAAACAAAGTGAGAGTTTTAGAGTCACAAGGCAATTTGGAATTGCCAAATGATTATTCACCAAGTAATGCCATGAAACAAGCATGGTTACAAATCAGCCAAGATAACAAATTAATGAGTTGTAACGATACAAGCAAAGCAAATGCCTTATTAGACATGGTAACGCAAGGTTTAAATCCAGCTAAAAATCAATGCTACTTTATTCCTTACGGCAACAAAATGCAGTTACAACGTAGCTATCACGGTAATGTAATGATGTTAAAACGTGATGCAGGTGCTCAAGATGTTGTTGCTCAAGTGATTTATAAAGGCGATACATTCAAGCAAGAAATGGGAGGAACAGGACGTATCAAAGCGATTAAACACGAACAAGACTTCTTTAACATCGACAAAGAAAACATTATCGGTGCGTACTGCACAATCGTATTTAATGATGGACGAGATAACTATATTGAAGTCATGACTATTGAACAAATTAAACAAGCATGGATGCAGTCATCAATGATTAAAGATGAAAAAGCATTACAAAATTCTAAAACACATAATAATTTCAAAGAAGAAATGGCTAAAAAAACAGTTATCAATAGAGCTGCTAAACGTTATATCAACACATCAACAGATAGCAATCTTTTCAAATACGCACAAGAATCCGAACAACGTCAACGCAAAGAAGTGTTGGACGCAGAAGTTGAAGAAAATGCAAATCAAGAACAATTGGACTTTGAACAACCAGTTCTCGAAGAAGCACAATACACAGAATTAGAAAATGATAAGCCTATTGATGTATCTGACTTTGAAGAAATAAAAGAACCTGCAACAGAAAAAGAAAGCGAAGAAGAGCCATTTTAATTGAAACAATAGCAACTGGTTCAAGTGGTAACTGCTACGTCTTAAATGATGGACGTACTACGTTACTACTTGAGGCAGGTATAAAATTTGAACGTGTTCAAAAGCATTTTAAATATAAAACAAGACATATAGCAGGGTGTCTTATCACACACGAACATGGTGATCATGCAAAGTACACAAAGCAGTTTGTCGACAATGGTGTAATCAGCTATATGACTGCTGGAACACAACAAGCTATGAATTTTGAAAGTCATCGCTTATGCACGATTAAGGCAAAGCAAGAGCTGCGAATAGGCACATGGTCAATTCTACCGTTTGACATCGAACATGATGCTAACGAGCCTGTGGCTTTCTTATTACAAAGTACATTAGGTTATAAGGTTCTGTATGTTACTGATACAAAGTATTTGAAATACAAATTTAACGGCATTACGCACATGATGTTAGAAGTTAATTATATCTATGAACAAATGCAGGAAAACATAAAAAACGGCAGTGTGCACAGCACATTAGCAAACCGAATTATGGAGTCTCATTTTAGCTTAGAACATGCTATCGGAATGTTAAAAGCAAATGATTTAACTAGACTCGAAGAAATACATTTAATTCATTTAAGTAGTCAAAATTCAAATGCAAAATACATTAAAAGTGAAATACAAAAAGTGACGGGCGCGCCCGTTTATGTTGGAGGTTTATAAATGCTAAACAGAACAATATTAGTTGGTCGTTTAACTAGAGACCCAGAATTAAGAACCACTCAAAGTGGTGTAAATGTAGCATCATTCACATTAGCAGTTAACCGCACATTTACGAATGCACAAGGAGAGCGCGAGGCAGACTTTATTAATATCATCGTATTTAAAAAACAAGCAGAGAACGTTAATAAATACCTATCTAAAGGATCGTTGACGGGCGTAGATGGTAGGTTACAAACGCGGAATTATGAAAATAAGGAAGGTCAACGTGTATATGTTACGGAAGTTATTGCTGATAGTATTCAATTTTTAGAACCGAAAAACTCAAATGACACTCAACAAGATTTATACCAACAACAAGTACAACAAACACGTGGACAATCGCAATATTCAAATAACAAACCAGTAAAAGATAATCCGTTTGCGAATGCAAATGTTCCGATTGAAATAGATGACAATGATTTACCATTCTAATTTAACCGGTTTGAAAGTGAGGTGTGTATATGACTGGTTGGATAAAACTTCATAGAAAACTATTAGATTCGCCTATTTTTCAGAACGAAAAGTTATTCAAAGTATTTGCATATTGTCTTATGAAAGCTAGTCATAAGGATCATACACAGCTTGTTGGCAGGCGGGTTGTCGAATTAGAAAAAGGTCAATTTGTGTTCGGGAGAAAGCGAGCAAGCGAAGAGTTACGTCTCAAAGAATCCACAGTAAGAGACTACATAAAGCTTTTAGAAAATCTTGGAACTATCGTCGTAAAGTCCGACAACAAATTTTCTGTTATAACCGTTGTCAATTGGGCGATTTATCAAAGTATGGAAGAAAATTCCGACAGCAAAAACGACAACAAATCAACAACAAATGGACAACAAATCAACAACAAATCAACAACAAATGGACAACAAATCAACACAAACAAGAATGTAAAGAATGGGGATAATGTAAAGAATGATGAGAATGAGAAGAAGAAGGCAGCTGCCTTCGACTTCTTCCAAGATAACGGATTCGGTTTCATAACTCCTTACAATTTAGACGATTTAAATTATTATCTTGATTCATTTGAAAATGATTCAGATCAAATAGTTACCGCATCACTTAAAATCGCTAAAGACAGAAATAAAGTTACTTGGGGATATGCTAAAAGCATTTTGAATACATGGCTTAATGCAAACTTGAAATCTATTGAACAAGTACGTGCATTTGAAAAGCAACAACTGGAAAGCAAAAAGCAAACTAATAAACCTTATGTTAAACCATCGAAAGAAAAAACACCCAAATGGCTCACAGACAGCACGAGAGAAACGAAAACGCCGGAAGTAGATGAAAACCTTGAGAAAGACAGAGAAGCTTTTATTAAGCGTCTAAATAGCAAATGGGAGTGATTGAAAATGGATGCATTTGATAAATACTATCTATTTGATCATGACGGCAACAAAATGTTTTCAGTTACACCACATTTTAAAGATGGTCGGCATTTAGTTGTTGGAATAAAAGAAACAAAATTTAATGGTCGTCGTTGGTATTTAGACGATTATGAATTAAATACACTTATTGATAATGAACAAATGGAGTTAGGACACCAAACAAGCTTATTTGAATATATATGAGGGATTACATGGAGATAGAAATTAAATTTAATGAAGTGTTTAATGCGCCGATGGGGTCGCCTCGTCCACGCTTTCGTAAAACAGGTAGATTTGTTCAAACTTACATGCCAACGTCTTACACAAAGCATAAAGCGTATATACAAGGGCAAATGCCTAAGTTAAATCTAGAGCGCGCACTAAAAATCGAATTAGACTTTTACTTTCCATTGCTTAAATCGTGGTCGAAGAAAAAGAAAAGCGAAATGGTTGGGCAGTATAAAGTGACTAAGCCGGATATCGACAACTTAATTAAAACGGTATTAGATGCTTGTAATGGCCATGTATGGAAAGACGATAACCAAATTACAGAAATAACTAGCTCAAAGCGTTATGGAATTGAGCCCAAAATAATCATACGAATAGAAGAAATATAAGAGGTGGATAAAATGGCGAGAAAAGCAAGAATTGTAACAATAAACGATAAACCTTATAGGTTCAGTAAATTTGAAATGGAATTAATAGAAAGTCACGGTATAACCGCTGGAATGGTTTCTAAGAGAGTAAAAGACGGTTGGGAACTACATGAAGCAATGGACGCACCAGAAGGTACGCGTTTAAGCGAGTACAGAGAAAAGAAAACAATAGAAAGACTGGAACAAGCTAGACTCGAACGCAAATTGGAAAGAAAGCGAAAGAGAGAGGCTGAGCTAAGAAGAAAGAAGCCACACTTGTTTAATGTACCTCAGAAACATCCAAGAGGACGTTATGCGTGCTACCTGTTGGAAAACGACATATTCGTGAAAGTTAAGAAGTAGATCATGACAGATAACGCACGCAAAGAATACCTAAATCAATTCTTTGGATTTAAGAGATATCTGTATCAGGATAACGAACGAGTGGCACATATTCATGTAGTAAACGGCACTTATTACTTTCATGGGCATATCGTGCCAGGTTGGCAAAGCGTTAAAAAGACATTTGATACTGCTGAAGAGCTCGAAATATATATAAAGCAACATGGTTTGGAATACGAGGAACAGAAGCAACTAACTTTATTTTAGAGGAGATGAAAATGATGAGAATTAAAACTGCAAGCATAGAGGTCGAAAAAGTGGAGGTAGTAGTATGATGCCGAAATATCGAGTGTGGGACAAATATACAGGAAGAATACACGATGTTGTAGGATTCGACTTCATTGAGACTGAAGTTCACTATGAAAACTACGCGGAAGCAGAAGCTTTAATACATGCAAGAGATTTTAAAGATGTAGAACTTATGCAAAGTACAGGACTTAAAGACAAAAACAACAACGAAATATATGCGGGAGATATAGTTGAGTTTGAAGATGAAATATTAGAGATGCCAGACGATGAATCTGTAATAGGAACAATTAATAGAGCAGTAATATCTATTGATGTTGTAAATGGTATTCAATTAAAAGATTTTATGTTTGAGGGCGCAGTCTCCGAAAATGATTACTTTGAGTATATAGACATAAAATCCTTCCTTAGATATGACTGTGAGGTTAAAGGCAACATATTTGAATCATCACATTTATTGGAGGTAACAGAATGAACTATGAAACAGGGTTCCAACTAGGTGTAATGGACGCTAGGTTGAAGAAGATGAGAAAACAACGTGATGAGTACAAGAAGCAACGAGATGAGCTTATTGGGGATATAGCGGAAGTTAAGAGAAAAGCAAAAGCATTTGATGAGATAGATAATCTGATTTATGAAGTGTTCGAAATGATGAATTGCTTTAAATTCAGTTTTATCAATGAAAATAAAGAGCTTATCCTCGATAGCGAATCAAATATTTTCTTTTCACTAAAAGATTGCGCTAACAAATTAGATTTAGTTGTTAAATTTATTCATTGGGTTAGCAGATCTTGTATTGAAAATATGTCTCCTGAAAGAACACAGGTTTTTTTACAAACAGGTTTCGAACTTTATATTGGCAAACATTTAACAAAAAAGGATTACGAATACATGTATACATGCTTTGGTAACGGATTAAATAGTGATGGCGCATATAGTTATGCCAGAAGATTATTAAATATTCCGGAGGGGATACAATGACACGACCTACTAGAGAGGAATTGTTAAGTTACTTTAAAAAATATGGAGTAGAGAGAGTAAACTCTATTACTGGCGAAGAAAGTGCAATACATTATTTTAGAACAAAGGCGTTTTACTATAGAGAAGAAAACAAAAAACTTTCTGAAAATATCGATAAACTAGAAAAACGCAACAAAGAGTTGGAGAACATGTGGCGCACGCTTAAAAATGAATTGTTTGGAAGATACGAATTTTACCGTTTTAGACTTAGCGAACTACAGATTGAGAGCAGAGCGAACAAGGAAGTAGCTATATATAGAAGAGCTGAAATCAACTTAAGTGTTATATTGTGCCGAATGGACAAACTAGACGGAACAAATGAGTTCTACGAATTTTTAGATCAAATGGAGGAAGACACTAATGAATAACCGCGAACAAATTGAACAGTCCGTTATAAGTGCTAGTGCGTATAACGGGAATGATACAGAGGGATTGCTAAAATAGATTGAGGACGTTTATAAGCATAAAGATATATGGGAAAAACTTAAAAAAGACTATTTAGAAACTTATATCCAATATAGAAATGACGAAAACAGAAATATTATAGGAGAACAGCATATATTAAGTTTCATATATGCAATGGATTTATTTGATGGTAATAAAGATGCAGAGAATATGTTCAAGAAATTGGAGCGTGCTAAATATGTAGTTTATGCAAAAGGCTCATTTGTGCAAGACGTTCATTTAAGTGGAGGTACTAAACAAGGAACTTTTTGGGCTAGTTATACCCCAAAAGAAGATGCAACTATTTTAAACACATGGATTACTGACGATATTAACAAAGCTAGAGCTGTAGCACTTTTAGTTGGTGGCAACACAATGCAATGGGAGGACAACGATAATGAATAACACATTAACAATCGATCAGTTACAAGAGTTATTACAAATACAAAAGGAGTTCGACGATAGAATACCGACGCTAAACTTAGGAGATAGCAAAATTGCATATGTAGTTGAATTCTTTGAATGGTTTAATACATTGGAAACGTTTAAGAACTGGAAGAAGAAACCAGGTAAGCCGTTAGACGTACAACTTGATGAGTTAGCAGACATGTTGGCGTTTGGATTGAGTATTGCGAATCAACAATCAGACGATATGGAAGAAATTTTGGATTATGTAGAAGATGGCATTTTTACCGATTGTATAGATAGTGTTGAAATTGATTTTAATGACAGTGATATAGTTGATGAATTTATGTCAGATATAGACGAATTATACAACGGTTGGTTTAGTATTAATTTATTCTTACCATTCGCTATTGCAATCCAATACTACACTATCGACAAACTCATCTCAGCTTATAAAAAGAAAATGGAGCGAAATCATGCAAGACAAGATGGAACAGCAGACACAGAAAAAGGTTACGTGTAAAGACATCTTAGATCGAGTCAAGGAGGTTTTGGGGAAGTGACACAATACCTAGTCACAACATTCAAAGATTCAACAGGACGCAAGCATACACACATAACTAAAGCTAAGAGCAATCAAAGCTATACAGTTGTTGAGGCAGAGAGTAAAGAAGAAGCAAAAGAGAAGTACGAGGCACAAGTTAAAAGAGATGCAGTTATTAAATTAGGTCAGTTGTTTGAAAATATAAGGGAGTGTGGGAAATGAATCAGCTGAGAATTTTATTACATGACGGTAGTAGTTTGATATTACATGAAGATGAATTATTTAACGAAATAGTATTTGTTTTGGATGATTTTAGAAATGATGATGACTATTTAACGATAGAAAAAGATTATGGCAGAGAACTTGTATTGAACAAAGGTTATATAGTTGGGATTAATGTTGAGGAGGCAGACGATGATTAACATACCTAAAATGAAATTCCCGAAAAAGTACACTGAAATAATCAAAAAATATAAAAATAAAACACCTGAAGAAAAAGCTAAGATTGAAGATGATTTCATTAAAGAAATTAATGATAAAGACAGTGAATTTTACAGTCCTATGATGGCTAATATGAATGAACATGAATTAAGGGCTATGTTAAGAATGATGCCTAGTTTAATTGATACTGGAGATGACAATGATGATTAAAAAACTTAAAAATATGGATTGGTTTGATATCTTTATTGCTGGAATACTGCGATTATTCGGCGTAATCGCACTGATGCTTGTTGTCATATCTCCTATCTATACAGTGGCTAGTTACCAAAACAAAGAAGTACATCAAGGGACAATTACAGATAAATATAACAAGAGACAAGATAAAGAAGACAAGTTCTATATTGTATTAGACAACAAACAAGTCATTGAAAACTCCGACTTATTATTCAAAAAGAAATTTGATAGCGCAGACATACAAGCTAGGTTAAAAGTAGGCGACAAAGTAGAAGTTAAGACGATTGGATATAGAATACACTTTTTAAATTTATATCCGGTCTTATACGAAGTAAAGAAGGTAGATAAACAATGATTAAACAAATATTAAGACTATTATTCTTACTAGCAATGTATGAGCTAGGTAAGTATGTAACTGAGCAAGTATATATTATGATGACGGCTAATGATGATGTAGAGGCGCCGAGTGACTTCGCAAAGTTGAGCGATCAGTCAGATTTGATGAGGGCGGAGGTGTCGGAGTAGATGTATAGCAAAGAGTCAATTGTTAATATGATAGGCACACATAAAATGAAGTGTAATGTATTAGCTGATGTAATACCGGAATATGATAGCAATTCAATTGCACAGTATGGCATACAAGCAACGTTGCCGAAACCACAAGGGGAAAACTCAAGTAAAGTTGAAGATGTTGTTGTGAGGCTTGAGAGAGCAAATAAAAGGTATGCTCAGATGTTAAAAGAGGTTGAGTTTATAAATCAATCGCAACAGAGATTGGGACACGTTGACTTTTGCTTCTTAGAGTTATTGAAGAAAGGTTATAACAGGGATGCGATTATCAAGAAGATGCCTAACTCTAAATTAAATAGAAACAACTTCTTAGCGCGCCGTGATGAGTTAGCAGAAAAGATTTATCTACTACAGTGACGAAAATGACAAAAATGACAGAAATGACGAAAATGACACTATTTTTAAACTGTGAATTAATTTTATATAATTGATTTGTAAGAATTATCTTAAGACGTGGGGTAATAGCCACATTAGATGTTCTCATCGATGTGATTGAGAAGTGACAAACATATAAAAGATGATATGTTACGCTATTAATCACCTACTACCTGCCTATATGGTGGGTAGTTTAATTCTTGCATTTTGAGTCATAACTATTTTCCTCCTTTCACATTTATTGAACGTAGCTCCTGCACAAGATGTAGGGGCATTTTTTATATTTAAATAACTAGAGTAATTAACGTAAAGGCGTGTGATACAGTGAAAACAATTGATTAAATTAACACCGAAGCAAGAAAAGTTTGTGCTAGGACTCATAGAGGGCAAGAGCCAACGGAAAGCATATATTGACGCAGGGTATTCGACTAAAGGTAAGAGTGGGGAATATCTAGATAAAGAAGCGAGTACACTTTTTAAAAATCGGAAGGTTTCCGGAAGGTACGAAAAATTGCGTCAAGAAGTAGCTGAACAATCAAAATGGACACGCCAAAAGGCCTTTGAAGAATATGAGTGGCTAAAGAATGTAGCTAAGAATGACATTGAAATAGAGGGAGTGAAGAAAGCGACAGCTGATGCATTCCTCGCTAGTTTAGATGGTATGAATAGAATGACGTTAGGTAACGAAGTTTTAGCTAAAAAGAAAATAGAAACTGAAATTAAGATGCTTGAGAAGAAGATTGAACAAATAGATAAAGGTGACAGTGGAACAGAAGATAAAATCAAACAACTTCACGACGCAATAACGGAAGTGATCGTCAATGAATAAACTTAAATCTTTATATACGGACAAACAAATTGAAATATTGAAGCAAACGCAAAAACAAGATTGGTTTATGTTAATTAATCACGGAGCTAAGCGTACAGGTAAAACAATATTAAATAATGACTTATTTTTACGTGAGTTAATGCGCGTGCGAAAGATAGCAGACGAAGAAGGAATTGAGACACCTCAATATATACTTGCTGGTGCAACATTAGGTACGATTCAAAAAAACGTACTAATAGAGTTAACTAACAAATATGGCATTGAGTTTAATTTTGATAAATACAATTCATTCATGTTATTTGGCGTTCAAGTGGTTCAGACAGGTCACAGTAAAGTAAGTGGTATAGGAGCTATACGTGGTATGACATCGTTTGGTGCATATATCAACGAAGCGTCGTTAGCGCATGAAGAAGTGTTTGACGAGATTAAGTCACGTTGTAGTGGAACTGGTGCAAGAATATTGGTAGATACCAACCCTGACCATCCCGAGCATTGGTTGTTGAAAGATTATATTGAAAATACAGATCCTAAAGCAGGTATACTGAGTCACCAATTTAAGCTCGATGACAATAACTTTCTTAATGATAGATATAAAGAGTCTATTAAGGCTTCAACACCATCAGGTATGTTCTATGAACGTAATATCAACGGTATGTGGGTGTCTGGTGACGGTGTAGTATATGCCGACTTTGATTTGAATGAGAATACGATTAAAGCAGATGAACTGGACGACATACCTATCAAAGAATACTTTGCTGGTGTCGACTGGGGTTACGAGCACTATGGATCTATTGTGTTAATAGGACGAGGTATAGATGGTAACTTTTATTTTATTGAGGAGCACGCACACCAATTTAAGTTTATTGATGATTGGGTGGTTATTGCAAAAGATATTGTAAGTAGATATGGCAATATTAATTTTTACTGCGATACTGCACGACCTGAATACATCACTGAATTTAGAAGACATAGATTACGTGCAATTAACGCTGATAAAAGTAAACTATCGGGTGTAGAGGAAGTTGCTAAGTTGTTCAAACAAAACAAGTTACTTGTTCTTTATGATAATATGGATAGGTTTAAGCAAGAGGTATTTAAATATGTTTGGCACCCTACAAACGGAGAGCCTATAAAAGAATTTGATGACGTGTTGGACTCGTTAAGATATGCCATATACACACATACTAAACCTGAACGATTAAGGAGGGGGAAATGACATTGTATAAGTTAATAGATGATATTGAAGCACAAGGAATATTGCCTAAGCATATTGAGGCTCTAATAGAGTCACATAAAGACGATAGAGAGAGAATGGTTAATCTCTATAATAGATACAAGACACATATTGACTATGTACCAATATTCAAACGTCGACCAATTGAAGAAAAAGAAGATTTTGAAACTGGTGGAAATGTAAGGCGATTAGACGTGTCTGTTAATAACAAACTTAACAACTCTTTTGACAGCGAAATTGTTGATACACGTGTTGGTTATTTACATGGTGTTCCTGTTACTTATGATTTAGATGAAAACGCAGAAAAAAACGAAAAGTTGAAAAAGTTTATAACCAACTTTGCCATTAGAAATAGTGTTGATGATGAGGATTCTGAAATAGGTAAAATGGCAGCAATTTGCGGATATGGTGCTAGGTTAGCATATATTGATACGAATGGTGATATTAGGATTAAGAATATAGATCCCTATAATGTTATTTTTGTTGGCGACAATATTTTAGAACCTACATACTCATTGCGCTACTTTTATGAAAAAGATGATGATAATGGCACTGATTATGTGTACGCAGAGTTTTACGATAATGCTTATTATTATGTATTTCGAGGAGAAGGTATTGACGCTTTGCAAGAAGTTGGACGATATGAACATTTATTTGATTACAATCCATTGTTTGGTGTACCTAACAACAAAGAGATGATAGGAGATGCTGAAAAGGTTATTCACTTAATTGACGCATATGATTTAACAATGAGCGATGCATCAAGTGAGATTAGTCAGACACGTTTAGCATACCTTGTGTTACGCGGTATGGGTATGAGTGAAGAAATGATTCAAGAAACACAAAAGAGTGGCGCATTTGAGTTGTTCGACAAAGATATGGACGTTAAATACTTAACAAAAGATGTAAATGACACAATGATTGAGAACCATTTAGATCGAATCGAAAAGAATATCATGCGTTTTGCAAAGTCAGTAAACTTTAATTCTGACGAGTTTAACGGAAATGTACCTATCATTGGAATGAAACTTAAACTTATGGCTTTAGAGAACAAGTGTATGACGTTTGAGCGTAAGATGACAGCTATGTTGAGGTATCAATTCAAAGTTATTTTATCTGCATTAAAGCGTAAAGGGTACAACTTGGATGATGATAGTTATTTAAACCTGATATTTAAGTTCACTCGTAACATTCCAGTTAATAAGTTAGAAGAATCACAAGTGCTAATTAACCTGAAGGGACAAGTTTCAGAACGAACAAGGTTAGGACAATCACAACTAGTTGATGATGTTGATTACGAATTAGACGAAATGGAAAAAGAAAGTCTTGAATTTAATGACAAATTACCTGACATAGATGAAGGTGACGCAAATGACAAATCCCAAAATAACCAATCAGAATGATATTGATGAGTATATCGAGGGTTTAATCTCTAAAGCAGAAAAACCAATAGAACAACTATTTGCTAATCGACTTAAAGAGATAAAACAAATCATCGCAGATATGTTTGAGAAATATCAAAATGATGATGTGTATGTTACATGGACTGAATTCAATAAATACAACAGGCTCAATAAGGAGTTAACTCGTATAGGTACAATGTTGACTGATGACTATAGGCAAGTAGCTAAGATGATTCAGAAGTCACAAGAAGATGCTTATATAGAAAAATTCCTTATGAGCCTTTATTTATATGAAATGGCGAGTCAAACATCTATGCAGTTTGATGTTCCGAGTAAAGAGGTAATCAAATCAGCTATTGAACAACCTATTGAGTTCATTCGTTTAATGCCAACACTACAAAAACATCGTGATGAAGTATTGAAAAAGATACGTATGCACATTACACAAGGTATTATGAGTGGAGAGGGTTACTCTAAGATAGCTAAAGCAATACGTGATGATGTCGGCATGTCTAAAGCTCAATCATTGCGTGTGGCTCGTACAGAAGCAGGCAGAGCAATGTCACAAGCTGGACTTGATAGCGCAATGGTTGCTAAAGATAACGGTTTGAAGATGAAGAAACGTTGGAATGCTACTAAAGATACACGAACACGTGATACTCATCGTCATTTAGATGGGGAATCAGTGGAAATAGACCAAAACTTTCAATCAAGTGGATGTGTTGGACAGGCACCCAAGCTATTTATCGGTGTAAACAGTGCGAAAGAGAATATTAATTGTCGTTGTAAATTACTCTATTACATTGATGAAGATGAATTACCAACTGTGATGAGAGTGCGTAATGATGATGGTGAAAACGAAGTTATACCATTCATGAATTATCGTGAGTGGGAAAAGCACAAGAGGAAAAAGAAATAATACACCTATCGACCTTAGCATGTCGTTAAACTGCTTTTTATTATGCACTTTTCGGACTGTTAGGGTACGCGAAGGGCAAAAAGGAGTTCTGATATATGAATATCGAAGAAGTTAAGTCTTTTTTTGAAGAACACAAAGACGATAAAGAAGTAAAAGATTATCTAAACGGACTTAAGACGGTGTCTGTTGATGACGTTAAAGGCTTTTTAGATACAGAAGAAGGTAAACGATTCATTCAACCTGAATTAGATCGTTATCATTCGAAAGGATTAGAATCATGGAAAGAGAAAAATCTTGAGGATCTAATCGAACAAGAAGTACGGAAGCGTAATCCTGAGCAATCAGAAGAACAAAAACGTATTAGTGCTCTTGAACAAGAGTTAGAAAAACGCGACGCAGAGGCAAAACGTGAGAAGTTAAGAAGTAACGCGCTAGGTAAAGCGCAGGAACTAAATTTACCAACATCCTTAGTTGATAGATTTTTAGGCGATTCTGATGAAGATACTGAGCAAAACTTAAAAGCTTTAAAAGAAACCTTTGACAAGTATGTTCAAAAAGGTGTTGAGTCTAAATTTAAATCGAGTGGAAGAGATGTTAAAGAATCACGAAATCAAGATTTAGACCCTTCAAATGTAAAGTCCATTGAAGAAATGGCGAAAGAAATCAATATTAGAAAATAAAGTGAGGTAATAAAATATGGCAACTCCAACATACACGCCAGGCAATGTTATTTTATCGGATTTTAAAAACGGCGTTATTCCAGCAGAACAAGGTACTTTAATCATGAAAGACATTATGGCTAATTCAGCAATTATGAAATTAGCTAAAAATGAGCCAATGACAGCACAAAAGAAAAAATTTACTTACTTAGCAAAAGGTGTAGGCGCCTACTGGGTATCAGAAACGGAACGTATTCAAACTTCTAAGCCTGAATATGCACAAGCAGAAATGGAAGCTAAGAAAATTGGTGTAATTATTCCGTTATCAAAAGAGTTTCTTAAATGGACTGCAAAAGATTTCTTTAATGAGGTTAAACCTCTAATTGCAGAGGCATTTTACAAAGCGTTTGACCAAGCTGTTATCTTTGGTACTAAATCACCTTACAACACTTCAACTAGTGGTAAACCGCTTGTTGAAGGCGCAGAAGAGAAAGGTAACGTTGTTACAGATACTAATAATTTATACGTAGACCTTTCGGCATTAATGGCTACTATTGAAGATGAAGAGTTAGATCCAAACGGAGTATTAACTACACGTTCATTCAGAAGTAAAATGCGTAATGCTTTAGATGCTAATGACAGACCATTATTTGATGCTAACGGGAACGAGATTATGGGATTACCACTATCTTATACTGGAGCGGATGTATACGACAAAAAGAAATCGTTAGCACTAATGGGTGATTGGGATTACGCACGTTACGGTATCTTACAAGGTATTGAGTATGCAATTTCTGAAGATGCCACGTTAACGACGTTACAAGCATCAGATGCTTCTGGCCAACCAGTATCATTATTTGAACGTGATATGTTCGCTTTACGTGCGACGATGCATATTGCATACATGAACGTTAAACCAGAAGCGTTCGCAACGCTTAAACCAACTGAATAGGAGGAGATATGATGGCTAATCCTGCAGAAGAGATTAAGGTAAAAAAAGACAATATGACTATTACTGTTACAAAGAAGGCGTTTGACTCTTATTACAGTCTTGTCGGTTACAAAGAGGTTAAATCACGCCGTACTACGTCTGATAAGAGCGAGTGATAAAAATGACTCTTTATGAAGATGTTAAACTTTTACTCAAGAAAAATGGAGTGGAAGTTAAAAGTGATGAAGAAGAAATATTTAAGATGGAAGTTGACGGAATACTAGAAGATGTTAGGGATATAACAAACAATGATTTTATGAAAGATGGTCAAGTCATTTATCCTTACTCAATCAAAAAGTATGTCGCAGACGTCCTAGAGTATTATCAACGACCTGAAGTTAAAAAGAATTTAAAGTCAAGAAGTATGGGGACAGTGTCGTACACTTATAACGATGGTGTCCCTGATTACATTAGTGGAGTATTAAACAGGTATAAACGAGCAAAGTTTCATCCGTTTAAATCAATAAGGTAGAGGTGTTGTTTGTGTTTAACCCATACGACGAATTCCCTCACACTATTTCTATTGGAAGTATCAAAAAAGTAGGAGAGTATCCAATTATACAAGAGCGCTTTGTAAGCGATAAAACAATTAAAGGATTTATGGATACGCCTACTACATCTGAACAACTAAAATTTCATCAAATGTCACAAGAATATGACAGAAACCTATATGTACCTTACGACTTACCAATAGCTAAAAACAATTTATTTGAGTATGAGGGTAGAATCTTTAGTATTGTAGGCGATTCTGTAGATCAGGGCGGACAACATGAAATTAAACTACTACGACTTAAGCAGGTGCCATATGGCAAAAGTTAAGTACGGTGCTGATAGCATGGTTGTTGAATTGGATAAGTTCGATAAGAAAATAGAAGAGTGGGTTAAAAAAGGTATTGCTAAAACAACGACGAAGATTTACAACACTGCTGTAGCATTAGCTCCTGTTGACTTAGGTTTTTTAGAAGAAAGTATTGACTTTAAATATTTCGATGGTGGGTTATCCAGTGTTATAAGTGTCGGCGCAGATTATGCAATATACGTTGAATACGGTACTGGTATATATGCTACTGGTCCTGGTGGTAGTCGTGCTACAAAGATTCCGTGGAGTTTTAAAGGTGATGACGGCGAATGGTACACAACATATGGTCAAGCGCCACAGCCATTTTGGAACCCTGCAATTGACGCAGGACGCAAGACATTCGAGCAGTATTTTTCATAGAGGTGGTTAAATATGTGGGTATCAGTTGAGCCTGAACTTACAAATCAAATATATAAAAGATTAATCTCAGACCCTAACATTAACAAACTAGTTGATGATAGGGTCTTTGACGTTGTTCAAGATGACGCTGTTTACCCATATATTGTTGTGGGTGAATCAAACGTCACTAACAACGAATCTAGCGCAACAATGAGAGAAACAGTCGGTATTGTCATACATGTGTATTCACAGTTCGCTACACAATACGAGGCTAAGCTCATTTTAAGCGCGATAGGTTATGTGCTTAACAGACCTATAGAAATAGATAATTACGAGTTTCAATTTAGCCGTATCGATAGTCAAGCAGTATTCCCTGATATAGACAGGTTTACTAAGCATGGCACGATACGGCTTTTATTTAAGTACAGACATAAAAAGAAAAACGAAGGAGTGTATTAAATGGCGCAAAAAAACTATTTAGCAGTTGTACGTCCAGCTGAAACTGACTTAGATCCAGTAGAATCTTTATTATTAGCTGACTTACAAGAAGGTGGACATACGATTGAAAATGATTTAGCTGAAATAGTACGAGGCGGTAAAACGGACTATTCTCCCAATGCAATGTCAGAATCATTTAAATTAACAATTGGTAATGTGCCTGGAGATAAAGGAATTGAAGCAGTGAAACACGCTGTACAAACAGGTGGACAGTTGCGTATATGGCTTTATGAGCGTAATAAACGTGCAGACGGTAAACATCACGGAATGTTTGGTTATGTTGTTCCAGAATCATTTGAAATGTCATTTGATGATGAAAGTGACAAAATCGAACTATCATTAAAAGTTAAATGGAATACAGCAGAAGGTGCTGAAGATAACTTGCCGAAAGAGTGGTTTGAAGCTGCAGGTGCGCCTACAGTTGAATACGAAAAATTCGGCGAAAAAGTCGGAACATTCGAGAATCAAAAGAAAGCTAGTGTTGCATCTGATTCACACACGGAAGACCATTCTATGTAAACTAATAGATCAAGGGGGCGTAAGCTCCCTATTTTTTTATAAAAAAATTGAAAAGAGGTATATATTTTGACTGAATTTAATCCAATTACAACATTAAAAATTAATGACGGAGAAAAAGATTACGAAGTAGAAGCAAAAGTAACATTTGCATTTGACCGAAAAGCTGAAAAATTCTCAGAAGATAGCGAAGATGGGAGAAAAGGAGCAATGCCAGGATTCAATGTTATCTTTAACGGTTTGCTAGAATCTAGAAACAAAGCGATTTTACAATTTTGGGAATGTGCTACTGCTTATTTAAAAAACCCACCAACTCGAGAACAATTAGAAAAAGCGATTGATGATTTCATCACTGAAAACGAGGATACTTTGCCGTTATTACAAGGGGCTTTGGACAAACTTAACAATAGTGGTTTTTTCAAGAGGGAGAGTCGCTCGTACTGGATGACATTGAACAAAGCACCGAATATGGCCAAAAGCGAGGACAAAGAAATGACGAAAGCAGGCATAGAAATGATGAAAGAGAATTACAAGGAAATCATGGGCGCAGAACCTTACACGATTACTCAAAAATAAGGCAACTGACAGCTAGATATTTAGGATATATCCCTGAACATGAATTGTTAGCACTAACACCTGCTGAATGGCGTGATTGGCTTATTGGTGGTCAGGATAGGTACCTAGATCAAAGACAATTATTAATTGAACAAGCGCAAGCTAACGGCTTAGTACAAGCTTCTAAGAGGCTAACTAGTATGATTCGTGACATTGAGAAACAACGTTACGAAATAAGAGAACCTGGTAGCTATGCTCGTGTACAAAAAGCTAGATTAGAAGAAGAAAAAAGAAGACGTGAACTCTTCAAAGAAGGTACAAGAAAATTCCTTGAATCGAAAGGAGGTTAGCCTTTGGATACTCATTTTATGGCAAAGATTATGGCCAATATTAGAGATTTCCAAAGCAACGTAAGGAAAGCTCAACGATTAGCAAAGACGTCTGTACCAAACGAAATTGAAACAGATGTAAAAGCAGATATTTCAAGATTCCAAAGAGCTTTACAACGCGCTAAAGCTATGGCGCAAAAATGGCGTGAACATAACGTTAAAATAGATGGTAATAATTCACCGTTAAAACGTGCAATTGCTAGTGCAAAAACGATGTTGGCCACGTTACACAACAAAACAATAAAAGTTAATTTCGATACGAGAGGTATGACAAAAACCCAAATTTTAACTAAGGCACTGAATCAGTCCTTAACTGATTATAGTGAGAAAATGGACGCGCTAGCTACTAAAATTCGTACATTTGGTACAATTTTTGCACAACAAGTTAAAGGCTTAATGATTGCTAGTATACAAGCATTGATACCAGTGATTGCCGGATTAGTACCTGCAATAATGGCAGTACTTAATGCGGTTGGTGTATTAGGTGGTGGCGTTTTAGGTTTAGTTGGCGCATTCTCTGTCGCAGGTCTTGGAGTTGTTGGCTTTGGTGCAATGGCTATTAGCGCTCTTAAAATGGTTGAAGATGGAACATTGGCAGTAACAAAAGAAGTTCAAAACTTTAGAGATGCGAGCGATCAGTTAAAAACTACATGGCGTGATATTGTTAAAGAGAATCAAGCAAGTATCTTTAATGCGATGTCAGCAGGTATCAGAGGTGTTACAAGTGCGATGTCTCAATTAAAACCATTCTTATCTGAAGTATCTATGCTGGTTGAAGCAAACGCACGCAAGTTTGAGGATTGGGTTAAACATTCTGAAACAACTAAGAAAGCATTTGAAGCATTGAATAGCATAGGTGGCGCAATCTTCGGAGATTTATTGAACGCTGCAGGAAGATTTGGCGACGGATTAATTAACATTTTCACTCAATTAATGCCGTTGTTCAAATTTGTGTCTCAAGGACTACAGAACATGTCCATAGCTTTCCAAAATTGGGCTAATAGTGTGGCTGGTCAGAATGCTATTAAAGCGTTTATTGACTACACTACCACTAACTTACCTAAGATTGGTCAGATATTTGGCAATGTGTTCGCTGGTATTGGTAATTTAATGATTGCTTTTGCTCAAAACAGTTCTAACATTTTTGACTGGTTAGTTAAATTAACTTCTCAATTTAGAGCATGGTCAGAACAAGTAGGACAATCACAAGGATTTAAAGACTTTATCAGTTACGTTCAAGAGAATGGTCCTACTATTATGCAGTTAATCGGTAATATCGTAAAAGCGTTAGTGGCATTTGGTACTGCAATGGCTCCTATAGCTAGTAAATTACTAGATTTCGTTACTAATTTAGCTGGATTTATCGCCAAACTATTCGAAGCACACCCAGCAGTCGCTCAAATTATCGGTGTTATCGGTATTTTAGGTGGCGTATTTTGGGCTTTAATGGCTCCGATCGCAGCTGTTAGCAGTGTGTTAAGTAATGTGTTTAGTATGACTTTATTGAATGTTGTCAAAAGAATACTGGATTTAACTAGAATAACTGGGGTGGTAAGTAAAGCGTTCGGTTTATTGACTGGTGCTTTCACAAGTATTTCTTGGCCAATATTAGCAGTAGTTGCAGTCATTGGTGTATTCATTGGTATTCTTGTTTATTTATGGAAAACAAACGAGAATTTCAGAAAAACAATAACAGAAGCTTGGAACGGTATTAAAACAGCAGTTTCCGGTGCGATTCAAGGTGTAGTAGATTGGTTAACTCAATTGTGGGGCAAAATTCAATCAACATTACAGCCAATCATGCCTATATTACAAGTATTAGGACAAGTATTCATGCAAGTTTTAGGTGTTTTGGTAATAGGCATTATTACAAATGTTATGAATATCATACAAGGTTTGTGGACGTTAATTACAATTGCGTTCCAAGCCATAGGAACAGTGATATCCGTAGCTGTCCAAATCATAGTAGGTTTATTCACTACTTTAATTCAGTTGCTTACTGGCGACTTCTCAGGTGTTTGGGAGACTATTAAAACTACGGTTACCAATGTACTTGATACGATTTGGCAATACATGCAATCAGTTTGGGAGTCAATTATCGGCTTTTTAACTGGCGTAATGAATCGAACGCTTTCAATGTTTGGTACAAGTTGGTCACAGATATGGAGTACAATCACTAATTTTGTTAGCAGTATTTGGAGCACTGTTACAAGTTGGTTCAGTCGTGTTGCTTGGAGTGTGGCTGAAAAAATGGGACAAGCATTAAACTTTATTATCACAAAAGGTTCTGAATGGGTTTCTAACATTTGGAATACAGTTACAAGTTTCGCGAGTAAAGTAGCTGATGGGTTTAAAAGAGTTGTCTCAAATGTAGATGACGGTATGAGTGATGCACTTGGTAAGATTAAAAGTTTCTTCAGTGATTTCTTAAATGCCGGAGCGGAATTAATCGGCAAAGTAGCTGAGGGTGTAGCCAATGCTGCGCACAAAGTAGTCAGCGCGGTAGGCGATGCGATTTCATCAGCTTGGGACTCTGTAACTTCATTCGTAAGTGGACACGGTGGAGGTAGTAGCTTAGGTAAAGGTTTAGCGGTATCACAAGCAAAAGTAATTGCTACAGACTTTGGCAGTGCCTTTAATAAAGAGCTATCCTCTACTTTGACAGATAGTATAGTAAATCCTGTAAGTACTTCTATAGACAGACACATGACTAGCGATGTTCAACATAGCTTAAAAGAAAATAATAGACCTATTGTGAATGTAACGATTAGAAATGAGGGCGACCTTGATTTAATTAAATCACGCATTGATGACATGAACGCTATAGACGGAAGTTTCAACTTATTATAAGGGAGGTTTGTTAGTTGATAGCGCACGATATAGAAGTAATAAGGAATGGTTCACAGTATCGCGTCAGTGACAATCCTTTCACTTATAATCACTTGGAAGTAGTTGAATATAACGTTACAGGCGCAGGATATCATCGTAACTATTCTGATATAGAGGGTATTGATGGTAGATTTCATAATTACGCTAAAGAAGAACTTAAAAAAGTAGAGCTTAAGATAAGGTATAAAGTACCTAAAATTGCTTATGCTTCACATTTAAAGTCAGACGTCCAAGCACTATTTGCTGGACGTTTTTATTTAAGGGAATTAGCTACACCAGACAATTCAATTAAGTATGAGCATATATTAGATATACCAAAAGACAAACAAGCATTTGAGCTTGATTATGTTGATGGACGACAACTTTTTGTAGGACTAGTAAGTGAAGTTTCTTTTGACACAACACAAACATCAGGGGAATTTTCTTTGTCGTTTGAAACAACCGAACTACCATACTTTGAAAGTGTCGGTTATAGTACTGATCTTGAAAGTAATAACGACCCTGAAAAATGGTCGGTACCTGATAGATTGCCTACAAACGAAGGTGATAAGAGGCGTCAAATGACATTTTACAACACTAACTCAGGAGAAGTTTATTATAACGGTGATGTTCCTTTAACACAGTTTAATCAGTTTAATGTTGTTGAAATAGAGTTAGCTGAAGATGTTAAAGCTAATGATAAGGATGGATTCACTTTCTATACAGATAAAGGAAATATCTCAGTTATTAAGGAAGTTGATTTAAAAGCCGGAGATAAAATAATCTTCGACGGTAAACATACCTATAGAGGTTATTTAAATATAGATTCTTTTAATAAAACTTTAGAACAACCGGTTTTATATCCAGGCTGGAATCGATTCAAGTCTAATAAAGTAATGAAACAAATTACATTTAGACACAAATTATATTTTAGATAAGGAGTAGCCTATGCCAATTTTATTAAAAAGTCTACAGGGTGTAGGGCACGCTATTAATGTTAGTACAAAGGTAAGTAAAAAGCTAAATGAAGATAGTTCTTTGGATCTAACTATTATCGAGAACGCGAGTACGTTTGACGCAATAGGTGCTATAACTAAAATGTGGACGATCACTCATGTTGAAGGTGAAGATGATTTCAACGAATATGTAATTGTCATACTTGATAAGTCTACTATTGGCGAAAAAATAAGGCTTGATATCAAAGCTAGGCAAAAAGAACTTGATGACCTTAACAATTCTAGGATTTACCAAGAGTATAACGAAAGTTTTACAGGCGTTGAGTTCTTCAATACTGTCTTTAAAGGAACGGGTTATAAGTATGTATTACATCCAAAAGTAGATGCATCTAAATTCGAGGGATTAGGCAAAGGAGATACACGATTAGAAATCTTTAAAAAAGGACTTGAGCGTTATCATCTCGAATATGAATACGATGCAAAGACTAAAACGTTTCATTTGTATGATGAATTATCTAAGTTTGCCAATTATTACATTAAAGCTGGTGTGAATGCTGATAACGTCAAAATACAAGAAGATGCATCTAAATGTTATACCTTTATTAAAGGTTATGGTGATTTTGATGGACAACAGACTTTTGCAGAAGCGGGACTACAAATTGAATTCACTCATCCATTAGCACAATTGATAGGTAAAAGAGAAGCGCCACCGCTTGTTGATGGACGTATTAAAAAAGAAGATAGTTTAAAAAAAGCAATGGAGTTATTGATAAAGAAAAGTGTCACTGCTTCTATTTCCTTAGACTTTGTAGCGTTACGTGAACATTTCCCAGAAGCTAACCCTAAAATAGGTGATGTTGTTAGAGTGGTGGATTCTGCCATAGGATATAACGACTTAGTGAGAATAGTCGAAATCACTACACATAGAGATGCGTACAATAATATCACTAAGCAAGATGTAGTATTAGGAGACTTTACAAGGCGTAATCGTTATAACAAAGCAGTTCATGATGCTGCAAATTATGTTAAAAGCGTAAAATCTACAAAATCCGACCCATCTAAAGAACTAAAAGCATTAAACGCAAAAGTTAACGCAAGTTTATCTATAAATAATGAATTGGTTAAGCAGAATGAAAAAATAAACGCTAAAGTCGATAAGATGAATACTAAAACAGTTACAACTGCTAATGGTACGATCATGTACGACTTTACTAGTCAATCAAGTATAAGAAACATCAAATCAATTGGAACGATTGGCGACTCTGTAGCTAGAGGGTCGCACGCAAAAACTAATTTCACAGAAATGTTAGGCAAGAAATTGAAAGCTAAAACGACTAATCTTGCAAGAGGTGGCGCAACAATGGCAACAGTTCCAATAGGTAAAGAAGCGGTAGAAAACAGCATTTATAGACAAGCAGAGCAAATAAGAGGAGACCTAATCATATTACAAGGCACTGATGATGACTGGTTACACGGTTATTGGGCAGGCGTACCGATAGGCACTGATAAAACGGATACAAAAACGTTTTACGGTGCCTTTTGTTCTGCAATTGAAGTTATTAGAAAGAATAATCCAGATTCAAAAATACTAGTGATGACAGCTACAAGACAATGCCCTATGAGTGGTACAACAATACGCCGTAAAGACACGGACAAAAACAAACTAGGGTTAACACTTGAGGACTATGTAAACGCTCAAATATTAGCTTGTAGTGAGTTAGATGTACCAGTGTTTGACGCATATCACACAGATTACTTTAAGCCATACAATCCAGCTTTTAGGAAAGCGAGCATGGAGGACGGCTTACACCCTAACGAAAAAGGTCACGAGGTTATTATGTACGAGTTAATCAAGGATTATTACAGTTTTTACGACTAAAGGAGGCAACCAATGGCTTACGGATTAATTACAAGTTTACATTCAATGACAGGTCGGAAAATAGTTGCTCAACATGAGTATAACTATCGCTTGTTAGATGAAGGTATGAGCAAACTTGAGAAAATGTTTATATACCATCAAAAAGAAGAAATATACGCACACTCAGCGAAACAAATTAAATACTTGAATGACAGTGTTGAAGATTATTTAACGTATTTAAATGGCCGTTTTAGCAATATGATTCTAGGCCATAACGGCGACGGTATCAATGAAGTAAAAGACGCGCGTATTGATAATACAGGTTATGGTCATAAGACATTGCAAGATCGTTTGTATCATGATTATTCAACACTAGATGCTTTCACTAAAAAGGTTGAGAAAGCTGTAGATGAACACTATAAAGAATATCGAGCGACAGAATACCGATTCGAACCAAAAGAGCAAGAACCGGAATTTATCACTGATTTATCGCCATATACAAATGCAGTAATGCAATCATTTTGGGTAGACCCTAGAACGAAAATTATTTATATGACGCAAGCTCGTCCAGGTAATCATTACATGTTATCTAGATTGAAGCCCAACGGACAATTTATTGATAGATTGCTTGTTAAAAACGGCGGTCACGGTACACACAATGCGTATAGATACATTGATGGAGAATTATGGATTTATTCAGCTGTATTGGACAGTAACAAAAACAACAAGTTTGTACGTTTCCAATATAGAACTGGAGAAATAACTTATGGTAATGAAATGCAAGATGTCATGCCGAATATATTTAACGACAGATATACGTCAGCGATTTATAATCCTATAGAAAATTTAATGATTTTCAGACGTGAATATAAAGCTTCTGAAAGACAAGCTAAGAATTCATTGAATTTCATTGAAGTAAGAAGTGCTGACGATATTGATAAAGGTATAGACAAAGTATTGTATCAAATGGATATACCTATGGAATACACTTCAGATACACAACCTATGCAAGGTATCACTTATGATGCAGGTATCTTATATTGGTATACAGGTGATTCGAATACAGCCAACCCTAACTACTTACAAGGTTTCGATATAAAAACAAAAGAATTGTTATTTAAACGACGTATCGATATTGGCGGTGTGAATAATAACTTTAAAGGAGACTTCCAAGAAGCTGAGGGTCTAGATATGTATTACGATCTAGAAACAGGACGTAAAGCACTTTTAATAGGGGTAACTATTGGACCTGGTAATAACAGACATCACTCAATTTATTCTATCGGCCAAAGAGGTGTTAACCAATTCTTAAAAAACATTGCACCTCAAGTATCGATGACTGATTCAGGTGGACGTGTTAAACCGTTACCAATACAGAACCCAGCATATCTAAGTGATATTACGGAAGTTGGTCATTACTATATCTATACGCAAGACACACAAAATGCATTAGATTTCCCGTTACCGAAAGCGTTTAGAGATGCAGGGTGGTTCTTGGATGTACTGCCTGGACACTATAATGGTGCTCTAAGACAAGTACTTACCAGAAACAGCACAGGTAGAAATATGCTTAAATTCGAACGTGTCATTGACATTTTCAATAAGAAAAACAACGGAGCATGGAATTTCTGTCCGCAAAACGCCGGTTATTGGGAACATATCCCTAAGAGTATTACAAAATTATCAGATTTAAAAATCGTTGGTTTAGATTTCTATATCACTACTGAAGAATCAAAACGATTTACTGATTTTCCTAAAGACTTTAAAGGTATTGCAGGTTGGATATTAGAAGTAAAATCGAATACACCAGGTAACACAACACAAGTATTAAGACGTAATAACTTCCCGTCTGCACATCAATTTTTAGTTAGAAACTTTGGTACTGGTGGCGTTGGTAAATGGAGTTTATTCGAAGGAAAGGTGGTTGAATAATGATAGTAGATAATTTTTCGAAAGACGATAACTTAATCGAGTTACAAACAACATCACAATATAATCCAATTATTGACACAAACATCAGTTTCTATGAATCAGATAGAGGAACTGGTGTTTTAAATTTTGCAGTAACTAAGAATAATAAGCCGTTATCAATCAGCAAACATAATGCGATGACTAGTATTGTGCTTAAGACGGATAACTTCGACGATGAACACGGCGCTTATATTAGTGATGAACTTACAATTGTTGATGCAATTAATGGACGAATGCAATACGTTATCCCAAACGAGTTCTTAAAATACACTGGTCGAGTACATGCGCAAGCATATTTTACTCAAAACGGTAGCAATAACGTAATTGTAGAGCGTCAATTTAGCTTCAATATCCAGAATGATCTAATTAGTAATTTTGACGGTAAAACAAAGCTAGTTTATATCAAATCAATTCAGGACTTAACAGAAAGTGTTAAAGAAGAAGTTGAGGACTTAAAGAAAAGTTTGAGTGATACAAAATCGTTGGTTACTGAAATTGATAGTCGTATTAATCAAGGTATTCAAAGATTAGAAATCAAACAAAATGAAGCGGTACAGATGATTACAACAACACAAGACAAAGCCGTTCAATATATAAATAGCGAGTTCCAGAAAATTATTGATAAAGAGCAAGCGATTTTTGAACGTGTTAACGAAGTTGAACAACAAATCAATGGTGCAGACCTAATCAAAGGTAATTCAACAACAAATTGGCAAAAGTCTAAAATTACTGATGATTACGGTAAAGCAATCGAATCGTCTGAGCAGTCCATAGATAGCGTTTTAAGCGCAGTTAACACATCTAGGATTATTCATATCACTAGCGCGACAGATGCGCCCTCATTTAAAGATATAGGTACTGTCGATACACCTAAAGAAGATGGCGTTGACGATGGTTCAGATATTCCGGTAGCTCCTAACACTTTAGGAAAATCAGGCGTGTTAGTTGTCTATGTTGTTGATGATAGTACGGCACGTGCAACATGGTATCCAGATGATTCAAACGACGAATATACAAAATATAAAATTAGTGGCACATGGTACCCGTTTTACAAAAAAAATGACGGCGATTTAACTAAGGAATTCGTCGAAGAAACATCAAACAACGCTTTAAATCAAGCCAAGCAGTATGTAGATGATAAATTCGGAACAACGAGTTGGCAACAACATAAGTTAACAGAACATAACGGTCAATCAATCCAAAAGAACTTATATAACGCCAAAGGTAATTTAGAAGCATTGGGCGCTGGGAATTATTACGTAACAAGTGTGCCTGATTTACCAGGTATTGTTGAAAGTTACGAAGGCTACTTATCAGTATTTGTTAAAGATGATGCAAATAAGTTATTCAACTTCACACCTTCAAACTCTAAAAAAGTTTATACACGATCAATCACAAATGGTCGATTAGACTCACAATGGGCTACACCTAACGAACATAAAACAGCCGTGTTATTCGACGGTGCTGCAAACGGTGTAGGAACAAGGATTAATTTAACCGAAGCTTATACAAATTATGCAATTCTATTCATAAGCGGTACTTATCCAGGTGGTGTTATTGAAGCATTCAGTTTAACCTCTATACCAAATGCGATTCAATTAAGTAAAACAAATGTAGTTGACTCAGACGGTAACGGTGGTGGTAGTTATGAATGCTTAATAACTAAAGAAAGTGGTACGACGTTAAAAATCGATAACGATGTGTACCTTGATTTAGGCAGTAAAACAGGTTCTGGTGCTAATGCAAACAGAGTTACGATAAATAAAATTGTGGGGTGGAAATAATGAAAATCACAGTAAACGATAAAAACGAAGTTATCGGATACGTTAATACTGGCGGATTACGCAATAGTTTAGATGTAGATGATAACAATGTGCCTATTAAATTTAAAGAAGAGTTCGAACCTAGAAAGTTTGTTTTCACTAACGGCGAAATTAAATACAATAGCAATTTCGAAAAAGAAGACGTACCGAATGCATCAAAACAACAAAGTGAATCAGATTTGAGTGATGAAGAACTTCGCGGAATGGTTGCAAGTATGCAAATGTAGATGACGCAAGTGAACATGTTGACAATGCAATTGACGCAACAAAACGCTATGTTAACACAACAGTTGACCGAACTGAAAACTAACAAAACAAATACTGAGGGGGACGTTTAAATGATGAAGATGATTTATCCAACTTTTAAAGACATTAAAACTTTTTATGTGTGGGGTTGCTATAAAAATGAGCAAATTAAGTGGTACGTAGACATGGGTGTAATCGACAAAGAAGAATATGCATTGATCACTGGTGAAAAATATCCAGAGGCAAAAGATGAAAAGTCACAGGTGTAATGCTTGAGGCTTTTTAATTTAACACAAAGTAGGTGGCGTAATGTTTGGATTTACCAAACGGCACGAACATGAATGGCGAATTAGAAGATTAGAAGAGAATGATAAAACAATGCTTAGCACTCTCAATGAGATTAAATTAGGTCAAAAAACTCAAGAGCAAGTTAACATTAAATTAGATAAAACTTTAGATGCTATCCAGAGGGAAAGACAGATAGACGAAAAAAATAAGAAAGAAAACGACAAAAATATACGCGATATGAAAATGTGGATTCTCGGTTTGTTAGGGACTATCTTCAGTACGATTGTCATAGCTTTACTAAGAACTATTTTTGGTATTTAAAGGAGGTGATTACCATGCTTAAAGGGATTTTAGGATATAGCTTCTGGGCGTGCTTCTGGTTTGGTAAATGTAAATAACAGTTAAGAGTCAGTGCTTCGGCACTGGCTTTTTATTTTGATTGAAATGAGGTGCATACATGGGATTACCTAACCCAAAGACTAGAAAGCCTACAGCTAGTGAAGTGGTGGAGTGGGCAAAGTCGAATATTGGTAAGAGGATTAATATAGATAATTATCGGGGCAGTCAATGTTGGGATACACCTAACTTTATTTTTAAAAGATATTGGGGTTTTGTAACATGGGGCAATGCTAAGGATATGGCTAATTACAGATATCCTAAGGGTTTCCGATTCTATCGTTATTCATCTGGATTTGTACCGGAACCTGGAGACATCGCAGTTTGGCACCCTGGCAACGGAATAGGTTCGGACGGACACACCGCAATAGTAGTAGGACCATCTAATAAAAGTTATTTTTATAGCGTTGACCAAAACTGGGTTAATTCTAATAGTTGGACAGGTTCTCCGGGAAGTTTAGTAAGACACCCTTATGTAAGTGTTACAGGCTTTGTCAGACCTCCATATTCAAAAGATACTAGCAAACCTAGTAGTACTGATACAAGTTCAGCATCAAAAGCCAATGACTCAACAATTACTGGCGAAGCGAAGAAACCGCAATTTAAAGAAGTTAAAACAGTAAAATACACTGCTTACAGCAATGTTTTAGATAAAGAAGAGCACTTCATTGATCATATAGTTGTAATGGGTGATGAACGCTCAGATATTCAAGGATTATATATAAAAGAATCAATGCATATGCGTTCTGTAGACGAACTTTATACGCAAAGAAATAAGTTTATAAGCGATTATGAAATACCGCATTTATATGTCGATAGAGAGGCTACATGGCTTGCTAGACCAACCAATTTTGATGACCCGCGTCACCCTAATTGGCTAGTTATTGAAGTATGTGGTGGTCAAACAGATAACAAACGACAATTCTTATTGAATCAAATACAAGCGTTAATACGTGGTGTTTGGTTATTGTCAGGGATTGATAAAAACTTATCTGAAACGACGTTAAAGGTAGACCCTAATATTTGGCGTAGTATGAAAGATTTAATTAATTACGACTTGATTAAGCAAGGTATACCGGATGACGCAAAGTATGAGCAAGTCAAAAAGAAAATGCTTGAGACGTACATCAAACGAGATATATTGAAACGAGAAAATATTAAAGAAGTAACTACAAAAACAACAATAAGAATTAGTGATAAAACATCGGTTGACAGTGCGTCAACAAGAGGACCCACTGCATCAGACGAAAAACCAAGCATCGTTACTGAAAAAAGTCCGTTCACGTTCCAGCAAGCACTGGATAGACAAATGTCTAGGGGTAACCCGAAAAAATCTCATACATGGGGCTGGGCTAATGCAACACGAGCACAAACGAGCTCAGCAATGAATGTTAAGCGAATATGGGAAAGTAACACACAATGCTATCAAATGCTTAATTTAGGCAAGTATCAAGGCGTTTCAGTTAGTGCGCTTAATAAGATACTCAAAGGGAAAGGAACGCTAGACGGACAAGGCAAAGCATTTGCAGAAGCCTGTAAGAAAAACAACATTAACGAAATCTATTTAATCGCGCACGCTTTCTTAGAAAGTGGATACGGAACAAGTAACTTCGCTAGTGGTAGATACGGTGCATATAATTACTTCGGTATTGGTGCATTCGACAACGACCCTGATTATGCAATGAAATTTGCTAAGAATAAAGGTTGGACAACTCCAGTAAAAGCAATCATGGGCGGTGCTAGCTTCGTAAGAAAGGATTACATCAATAAAGGGCAAAACACATTGTACCGAATTAGATGGAATCCTAAAAATCCAGCTACGCATCAATATGCTACTGCTATAGAGTGGTGCCAACATCAAGCAAGTACAATCGCTAAGCTATATAAAAAAATCGGCTTAAAAGGTATCTACTTTATAAGAGATAAATATAAATAAAGAGGTGTATAAATGTACAAAATAAAAGATGTTGAAACGAGAATAAAAAATGATGGTGTTGACTTAGGTGACATTGGCTGTCGATTTTACACTGAAGATGAAAATACAGCATCTATAAGAATAGGTATCAATGACAAACAAGGTCGTATCGATCTAAAAGCACATGGCTTAACACCTAGATTACATTTGTTTATGGAAGATGGCTCTATATTCAAAAATGAGCCCCTTATTATCGACGATGTTGTAAAAGGGTTCCTTACCTACAAAATACCTAAAAAGGTTATCAAACACGCTGGTTATGTTCGCTGTAAGCTGTTTTTAGAGAAAGAAGAAGAAAAAATACATGTCGCAAACTTTTCTTTCAATATCGTTGATAGTGGTATTGAATCTGCTGTAGCAAAAGAAATCGATGTTAAATTGGTAGATGATGCTATTACGAGAATTTTAAAAGATAACGCGACAGATTTATTGAGCAAAGACTTTAAAGAGAAAATAGATAAAGATGTCATTTCTTACATCGAAAAGAATGAAAGTAGATTTAAAGGTGCGAAAGGTGATAAAGGCGAACCGGGACAACCTGGTGCGAAAGGTGATACAGGTAAAAAAGGAGAACAAGGCGCACCCGGTAAAAACGGTACTGTAGTATCAATCAATCCTGACACTAAAATGTGGCAAATTGATGGTAAAGATACAGATATCAAAGCAGAACCTGAGTTATTGGACAAAATCAATATCGCAAATGTTGAAGGGTTAGAAGATAAATTGCAAGAAGTTGAAAAAAACAAAGATACAACTCTCAACGACTCTAAAACGTATACGGATTCAAAAATTGCTGAACTAGTTGATAGCGCGCCTGAATCTATGAATACATTAAGAGAATTAGCAGAAGCAATACAAAACAACTCTATTTCAGAAAGTATATTGCAACAGATTGGCTCAAAAGTTAGTACAGAAGATTTCGAGGGATTCAAGCGATCATTAAACAGTTTGTATGCAGATAAAAATCATAGTCATACAATCAAACAGGTTGAAGGACTAGAAAATACTTTGTCAAGGAAGTCCGACATAAATCACAGACATGATGAACGTTATGTTTTATCAGCGAATGCTTTTACAAAAGAGAAAGCAGATAAACTTTATCAACCTATCGGTTCTTCACAACCAACACTGAATATTTGGACAGGCAGTGAAACAGAATATAATTATTTGTATCAAAAAGACCCTAATACACTTTACTTAATTAAGGGGTGATTTTTATGGAAGGTAATTTTAAAAATGTAAAGAAGCTTATTTACGAAGGCGAAGAATATACAAAAGTATATGCTGGAAATATCCAAGTATGGAAAAAGCCTTCATCTTTTGTAATTAAACCCTTACCTAAAAATAAATATCCGGATAGCATAGAAGATTCAACAGCAAAATGGACAATAAATGGAGTTGAACCTAATAAAAGTTATCAGGTGACAATAGAAAATGTACGTAGCGGTATAATGAGGATTTCGCAAACTAATTTAGGTTCAAGTGATTTAGGAATATCAGGAGTCAATAGCGGAGTTGCAAGTAAAAACATCAACTTTAGTAATCCTTCAGGGACGTTGTATGTCACTATAAGTGATGTTTATTCAGGATCTCCGACATTGACCATTGAATAATTTTAAATGACTAATTTTTTAGTCGTTTTTTATTTTGGATAAAAGGAGCAAACAAATGGATATTAACTGGAAATTGAGATTTAAAAATAAAGCAGTATTAACAGGTTTAGTTGGTGCATTGTTGTTATTTATCAAACAAATCACAGATTTATTCGGATTCGATTTATCAACTCAATTAAATCAAGCCAGCGCGATTATAGGTGCTATCCTCACGCTACTTACAGGGATTGGCGTTATTACTGACCCAACGTCAAAAGGTGTTGCTGATTCATCAATAGCACAGACATATCAAGCGCCTAGAGATAGTAGCAAAGAAGAACAACAAGTCACTTGGAAAACTTCACAAGATACTAGCTTAACACCGGAATTAAGTACAAAAGCACCGAAAGAGTACGACACATCACAACCATTTACAGACACCTCTAATGAAATCGGTTTTGACGTGAACGAGTATCATCACGGAGGTGGCGACAATGCAAGCAAAATTGACTAAAAAAGAGTTTATAGAGTGGTTGAAAACTTCTGAGGGAAAACAATTCAATGTGGACTTATGGTATGGATTTCAATGCTTTGATTATGCCAATGCTGGTTGGAAAGTTTTGTTTGGATTACTTCTAAAAGGTTTAGGTGCAAAAGATATACCATTTGCAAACAATTTTGATGGACTAGCTACTGTATACCAAAATACGCCGGACTTTTTGGCAAAACCCGGCGATATGGTTGTGTTCGGTAGTAATTACGGTGCAGGATACGGACACGTAGCATGGGTAATTGAAGCAACTTTAGATTATATCATTGTATATGAGCAGAATTGGCTAGGCGGTGGCTGGACTGACGGAATCGAACAACCCGGCTGGGGTTGGGAAAAAGTTACAAGACGACAACATGCTTACGATTTCCCTATGTGGTTTATCCGTCCTAACTTCAAAAGCGAAACAGCGCCACGATCAATACAATCTCCTACACAAGCACCTAAAAAAGAAACAGCTAAGCCACAACCTAAAGCAGTAGAACTTAAAATCATCAAAGATGTGGTTAAAGGTTATGACCTACCTAAGCGTGGTAGTAACCCTAAAGGTATAGTTATACACAACGACGCAGGGAGCAAAGGGGCGACTGCTGAAGCATATCGTAACGGATTAGTAAATGCACCTTTATCAAGATTAGAAGCAGGCATTGCACATAGTTACGTATCAGGTAACACAGTGTGGCAAGCCTTAGATGAATCACAAGTAGGTTGGCATACAAAAAATCAAGAAGGTAATAAACATTATTACGGCATTGAAGTGTGTCAATCAATGGGCGCAGATAATGCGACGTTTTTAAAAAATGAACAAGCAACTTTCCAAGAATGCGCTAGGTTATTAAAGAAGTGGGGATTACCAGCAAACAGAAATACAATCAGATTGCACAATGAATTTACTTCAACATCATGCCCTCATAGAAGTTCGGTTTTACACACTGGTTTTGACCCAGTAACTCGCGGTCTATTGCCAGAAGACAAGCGGTTGCAACTTAAAGACTACTTTATCAAGCAGATTAGGACGTACATGGATGGTAAAATACCGGTTGCCACTGTCTCTAATGAGTCAAGCGCTTCAAGTAATACAGTTAAACCAGTTGCAAGTGCATGGAAACGTAATAAATATGGTACTTACTACATGGAAGAAAGAGCTAGATTCACAAACGGCAATCAACCAATCACAGTAAGAAAAGTGGGGCCATTCTTATCTTGTCCAGTGGGTTATCAGTTCCAACCTGGTGGGTATTGTGATTATACAGAAGTGATGTTACAAGATGGTCATGTTTGGGTAGGATATACATGGGAGGGGCAACGTTATTACTTGCCTATTAGAACATGGAATGGTTCTGCCCCGCCTAATCAGATATTAGGTGACTTATGGGGAGAAATCAGTTAATATGTTATAATTAATATTCACCACATCATTTGGCAGGTACTTCGGTACTTGCCTATTTTTTTATGTTATAATTACATGCGTATATAGTAGGAGTGAACTATATAGCCCGGCAGAGGCCATATATCTGACTGTTGGTCCCACAGGAGACATCTTCCTTGTCATCACTCGATACATATATTTCAACAACATAGAAATGTTGCAGTCGCTACACCACCAATACTAGTTACTGGGTGGTTGTTTTTTATGTCTAAAAATCGTTATAAATGCTACAATAATGCTATACATGTAATAAAAGGAGGTAATATAAATGAACGAAAAAACTGGCATAGATCAATTTATGAGAAAAGAAATTGAAAGTTTAGGTGTAAGTTACGATGAACAACAAAGCAGCAATGTTGAAATAGCAGAAGCGTTAAAAACAGCAAGTAAAAGTTTAAGTGGGAAAATAGGCAAACCAGAGTTTTTATTTTTCAGCAATGAATTTTTAGTTGTTGTTGAAGACAAAAAAGATATACATAAGCATGAAATGAAGTCTGAAAGAGGCGAATTAATACTAGATTCATCAGAAATACTGAAAGAGTATGCAGTTAATGGCGCAGTGCATTATGCACAACACATAATTAAATATACAAATATAATTGATAAGGTTTTTGCTGTTGGTGCATCAGGTGATGGGCACACAAATCATATATCAATTTACTATGTTGACAGTGAAGGCTATAAATATATTTCAGACATAAAGAACTTAGATGATCTAAAAGAAGGAAACATTATAGAATTTTACCGCGTTTCAGTTTTAGGAGAATTACCGAAAGAAGAGAGAGAACTAAAAGAAGTAAATAAAATCGCTGCAGATTTGCACGAGGATTTAAGGAACTACGGTTCGCTTGAAGGCGAAAAGAAAGCTTCTGTAGTGTCTGCTATTTTACTAGCTTTAGAAAATGAAGAAGTAATTTTTAATGTAGATAAACTGCAAGGACTTCAAGGTGAGGGTGTTAAAGATGGTGAAATCCTCTTTGATGCTATTGATAAATACTTAAGAAATAAAAGTTTAATGCCTCATGCTAAAATTGGTGAATTAAAAGATAACTTCACTTTTATACAGAACGATTTGACGTTAAATAGATCAAGAGAAGATTTAAAGATGACACCATTAAAATATTTTACTATCAAGCTAAGTAATAAATTAAAGAAAAATATCAAACATTCTGATATGGATATACTAGGTAATTTTTATGGTGAGTTTGTAAAATATGGAGGAAATGATGGTAATTCATTAGGCATAGTCTTAACACCTAGACATATTACAAACCTGATGTGCGAATTAATTGATATTGACGAAAATGATTATGTATTAGATCCATGCTGTGGTTCGGGAGGCTTCTTAATAGCTGCTATGAATAGGATGTTAGATAAAACAAATTGTGATGATAAAAAAGACCACATCAAGCAAAAACAATTACATGGCGTAGAATTACAACAAAAATTATTCACAATTGCTACTACCAATATGATTTTACGTGGGGATGGTAAAAGTAACTTGAAGCGTGACGACATTTTCCATGTCGAAAAAGAATTTTATGCAAATAAGATTACCAAAGCGTTAATCAACCCACCATATTCACAAGCTAAAACTAAAAATTTAAGTCATTTATCAGAAATAAGTTTTATCAATGAAACATTATCACTAATGAAAAAGGACGCTAAGTTAGCCGCTATAGTTCCTCAAAGTACAATGATTGGTAAAACTAAAAATGATAAGAATTACAAGCGTGAAATACTAGAAAAACATTCATTAGAAACAGTAATTACGCTTAATAAAGATACCTTTTATGGTGTGGGAGTAAATCCATGCATAGCAATTTTTACTGCAGGTATTCCACAAGATAACAAAAAACGTGTTAACTTTATAAATTTTTCTGATGATGGTTATATAGTGCGCAAACATGTGGGATTAGTTGGAGATGGTACCGAGAAATCAAAAAAAGAATATCTTTTAAACGTGTTAAATGATTATGAAGATGCGGATACTAACTTTTTAGTTAAATCCCCTATTACTTGGGAAGATGAATGGCTGCACAGTTTCTTTTACTACAATGAAGAAATTCCTACAGATGAAGATTTCGAAAAGACAATAGCTGATTACTTATCATTTGAATTTGATATGAAACTGCACGGCAGGGGGTATTTATTTGATGATGGAACTGAGTGA